CTTTCTAAAGAAGTTTCCTGATCAGTGTGAGCATATGCTTAGGCTGATTAGTGAAAGATTACATTTAGGATTGGACAAGCGGGATGGTGCTGATCCTGCTGATCCACGCACTTGGAAACTATCCTCAGTTGAAATAATGGAACTTAGTCAGGCATTGTATTATGTAAATGAGGTCCGGGTTAGCCTTAATGACTAACTTATAATAAACATTTAATAAGTTGTTTAATGGCTAACTTATAATAAGCACTTTTTACGCTATTTGTATAAATATTATTGTTAGTAAAACAACTAACACCCTTACAAAATGGACAGGAGCCTAAAAATGTGTAATAAAACTAAACAAGCAAATATAAACTTATTTAATGACTATGTTAAAACTGACCAACAGTTAGCAACATTACAAGCAACATTTAATACATTGGACTTTGACTTACTAACAATACAACAACAAACTACTTGGACAACATTACATAACAAACTATGTAGTTTAACTGACCAACTAAATGCTTTACCCACTATAGACCGTTTAAGCATATGGGCACAACTGCCCGACTAATATAACTATAATGTGCTTGCTAATGTAAAAGTTAGCAAGCATTTTTTAAGGATTGGAAATGACTATGTATAAAGTTATACAACAAGATTGTTTAGAATGGATGAAAAAACAAGCGGACAATAGTATTGATATTATACTAACAAGTCCTCCATACAACTTAAAAGGATTGCGTAAAGGTCACCGTATGCTTCCGGATGTGTGGCGTAAAAGTAATGTTGATTATAGTGTGTATAATGATGACCTGCCTGAAGAAGATTATTATACTTGGCAGATCAATATATTAAATGAAGCACACAGAATATTAAAGAATGATGGAAGTATTTTTTATCAACATAAGATAAGACATTGGGAACGCAAAGGTTATCATCCAATGTGTTGGATTGGTAAATCAAATGCTCAGTTTTATCAAGAGATTATATGGAACCGTGGCAATACAACAGCAATAGACAAGCGTTATCTATTTTGTATGACTGAACGCATATATTGGTTATGTAAAGGCAAACCATATGTCAATAAAGAAAATGCTACTCATAAAAATGATATATGGAATATAAATCCAGAAAGAAACAATAATCATCCTGCTCCTTTTCCTGAAGAACTTGCTAAGGCTTGTTTATCATTAGTGTATAAACCTAATGCGGTTGTATATGATCCGTTTGCTGGTTCGGGCACTACATTAAAAGTAGCAAATGATATTGGCTTAAATAGTATTGGAAATGAGATTGATCCAGCATATTGTCAAGCAATAGATTTAAGGATTGGAAATGATTGACCCGAATGTTTTAATGCGTAGAGCAATAAAGTTTGTATGTGATGAGCATAAACTAAAGCCTGAATCTTTAGCAATGCTTGATACATTTACACAAATGAAGTTCCAAGACTTGGCTATTGCTATTGCTGAGGATATGCGTTATAATCAACTAAAATATTTTAGACCGTTTAAGCATCAACACGATTTTTTTAAGACTGGTTTATCACCACGCAGAGGAATACTTGCTGCGAATCGTATTGGAAAAACTGTATCAACTTGTTTTGAAACTGCTTATCATATAACTGGTCAATATCCTTCTTGGTGGGAAGGTAAAAAGTTTCTAAAACCTGTCACCGTGTTTGTTGCGGGCGAAGGTTGGGAACAGGTAGCAAGAGTATTACAGGATGAACTTATTGGCACTAAGGATATAAAGATTAAAGATCAGATTGGCACAGGTGCTATTCCAAGAGATTGTATCAACTTTAATACAATGCGTAATGATGGTGCTAATGTTATCGGTGTTGAAATAAAACATACAACAGGTGGATTCAGTTATCTATTGTTTGGAAACTATACACAGGAAGTAAGAAACCTACAGGGCTTTAAGTTGGACTTTGTTGTATTTGATGAGCAGCCGCCAGATGATATATTCTCGGAACTTGTCACCAGAACAGCAACAACACAAGGACAAGTGTTATGTTCATTCACACCCTTAAAAGGATTAAATGGATTGGTTAGCAAGTTTTGGTATGGTGAAGAAGGATATAATCATATAAGAGTCAGTTGGGAAGATGTTCCAGAATATGATCCGTGGGGAGAACCTTTCCTATTAAAAGAAACACGCAGACAACTTGAAAGAGATTATCTACCACACGAGCGTGAAGCAAGAATAGCCGGCATTCCTGTTATGGGTCAAGGTGCTGTGTTCCAACTACGCAACTGGCCAACATATAAGACTGGTGATTATGATTTTAAGAATATGAATGACATTGAAAGAGTTATAGCACTTGACCTTGGATTAGTAAATGATAAAACGGTTGTTAGTTTAATGTATTACAATAGAAACACAGGTGATGCTTGGCTACATAGTCAAATAGTTGTTAAAGGTCAAGAAGAAGCAAACCCAATGAACTATATCAATCATTTAGTGCGTCCTGAAGTGTTTGGTTGTCCTATTGTATTACCAGCAGATGCTAACACTCGAGGACGCTATACAATGTCCTCACAGAGTATAAGAGAACTATTTGAAGAATATCAGTTAAATGTTCATCCCAATGCTATTATGAATCCTAAAGATAGTGAAGGTAAGATTACTAACAATAAAAGTTATGGTGTCAATGCTATGAGACAGATGTTGGAGTTGGGATCATTACAAATAAATGAGAACTGTGTAGAGTTCCTGCGTGAAGCAAAGAACTACTTTGTTGATACTAAAGGAAGGTTTAGTGATCCTGATGATTGTATTGACAGTGCCCGCTATGCTTTACTTGGATGCTTAAATGGCATTAGCGAACCTTATGATGGTAAAACACCACGACAACGCTTTGCTGAGATTAAAGCACAGTATAAGAAATATGACAATCCAAATGCTAAACCATCGTGGAAGAGAACTTATGCTCCAGATGGCGGCATCATATAAGTATAAATAAATGATAAGGCAAACGCTAAATAACGATGGGATCATTATATAATGTTCGATAAAAAACACTTTATAACTAACGATGTATATAACGCTAAAGGAATAATGGAAAGATTCCTTAAGATGAAGAGCCTACTCGATCAGAAGTGTGCTGCTAATCTGCGTTTGCTTGCTACTAAAAATAATATCAATAGAGCAAGTGATTATCATTATCTAACACTTGCTGTGACACAAAGCACAGAACCAATCAATGGTCTTGACTATATTCATCCTGTTGTTAAACCAAATATTGATTATGCTACTGCTGTTATAAGCAAAGGCCTTATCCAAAATGGTGAGATCAACTTCGAGTTTATTGCTGACAATGAAGATGATAGCACAGCAGCAAGACAAGCAACTAATATGGTTAAGAAGATTGTCAATCAACAGAATGATCCTCATAAGATTTTACAGCATTGGATTATGGACGCATTATTACATAAGAATGGTGAAATGCTTGTAAGTCCATATAGAGAAGAGATTACTCGTTATGTAAAGACTAAAGGCACAGCAGATCAACTACAAGCATTTGAAGCACAGGCTGCTGATGCTGGTTTAACTGCTACAAGAACAAGCAAGCGTAAAGTAAGAGTTGATTTCGAACAAGTTAAAAAAGAAACTGCCCAATATCTAAGTGATGCTGAACGCAATCAACATTGGGCTAATATGGAAGCAATGCTTGGACATATACAAGCATTCCAAGATGATGAAGCAGATAGTCCAGCAGAAGCAGCAGGAATGAATCCAGCACCTGATATTAAAGAAGGAACACCTGCTGCGTTTATGGATAGTGTTGATCGTAATACAATATATGAAGCAGCATATAAGTTAGTTGGCTATAATCTAAACATTAAGTTTCGTCCAATAGCACAACATTATTGGATGTGTGATCCAACAGTTATTAGCATACAAGAACAACCTTTCTGTGGTTTTTATGATCCAATGACCGTCCAGGAAGCAACTGAACGCTATCCTGATATTGATTTAGAAGAGTTTATGAAACACGCTGAATATAATAATGTTGGAGCGTATCAAGCAGGTTCATTACTAAACAACTTGGCTATCCACGCTCGTGATAGTGTTCCTATAAATGGATTACCACAGCAAGGATATGCTGCTGCTGAACCAGAAGCAAGACAAGTCACAGTGCTAACAGTATGGAATCGTTATGATATTGATAACGATGGTGAGTTAGAACTTGTAGAAGTTATCTATAGCGGTTCATATATTATTAGTGCCCGTGAAGTAGAGTTTATACCTGTTGCTAATATGTGCCCACGCCCACTTCCACAAAACTTTTATGGTATGAGTTTAGCAGAATCATTAGTGCCAGCACAGGAATATAGCACAGCAGGTCACCGTGCTGAAATACAGTTAGGACTATTAACAGCAACTCCTCGTTTAGGTGTAAAACCAGACAAGGTTGATTTTGAACAACTACAAGATGGTGAAGCAGCAATCTTTATATTAGATAGCAAGTTTGATCCAGCAACTGACATTTACCCAATGCCTCCTCCAGGTGGTAATCTCGCATTTATTGATGTTGCTCTAAATAGAATACAACAAGATACAATGGCACTTGTTGGTATGACAACTCCAACTGATACATTTAATCCAGAAGTTATGGATCCAGGCAATAGCGGTGCTAAACTACAGTTAGCAATGGGACCTAATCAGATTATCCAAGACAATACTATTAAAAATGCTGCTGGTGGATTAAAAGAAGCAATATGGTTAGTATGGAGAACATTGATTCAGTATGGCGATGATTACGGTGTTAAGAAGTTAGCACAACAGTTCCATCCTGATAAGAAAGCAGAGTTTTTAGATGCTATCTCATATGATGATATGAACTTTTGTGAGCGTAAGATTATACATCTTGAACTTGCTTTAGGAATGGCTTCAGAAGAGAATAGCCTACAACGCTTACAGATTATTAAACAATGTCAAACACAGTTATATCAAATGGTCCAAGGAATGGTAGCATCAGGAACATTAACACCTGCTGTTTATAAAAAGATTAAGAAACCGTTTGAAGATACATTATATGTGCTTGGTGTTAAAGATTGTAATGCTTACCTTCCAAGTGATAATGAAGTTATGGAAATGATTAAACAAGGTCAAGAAGCCGCTAAGAATCATCAGCCAAACCCACAAGAGCAAGCATTACTTGGTAAAGCAGCACTTGACCAGGCTCGTGCTAAAGAGATTATGGGACACGCACAAGGTCAAACACCTAAATCTCAACTTGATAGTGTTAAGGCTCAACAGATTGCTGCTGATACAATGGGAACAAGTGCTGACAAACAACTTGATGCTGTCGCACTTATTAAAGAACATAAGATTGGTAGATTTTAATGATTATATTCACTCATATCAATCCACCACAATCTGTCACAACACCAGACGGTGATGGAAAGGCTTGTATGTTATTTCAAAACGGTAATGATAAATCTTATATGGTATTGTTTGATAACGGAACTACTAATACATATGATGAAAAAGATATAACAATAAAGGAAATGTAATGATTATTGACCAAGATTTGACTGATGCTTTTAATAATAAGCCTCGTGCGAGTATAAATAAAATAAAGACAATGTCACCATCACAACTTGATAGTGTCAAAGTTTATGGATCGGCAGCAGAAAACTTATTAAAGAATAAAGATTTTGCTTTGTTTGTCCATCATTATAAGTTCGAAATGTGTGACCGACTGACAGATGTTAAAGGCCACACTGAAGAAGATAATGCCAAGCGTATTGCTATCGCACACAATATTGCTGGTATTGACGAGTTTGTCAAGACGCTACAACAAGCAGTCTTCTACAAGAATCAGGCGGTAAGCAAGCAAGCCCCGACTGACTAACAGGAGAGTAAATAAATGAGCGATACAATCAGCATACCTAACACGCCAAGTGCGGTCCCTGCTACAAGTTCAGCCACTGGTTTAGAGGCAATAGCACAGAAGATGACCGCAATGCGTAATCAGATTCCTGCTACTAACCAGACTGAGACAGGTTCCAATAATGCGGCAGCACTATCGGCCCCTGTGGCACCAGAAGGTAGCGATACCTCAAGCGTAGAGCCAGAAGTTGTTATACCAGAAGGTTATGATATAGATGAGCCAACTATGGAAGCAAATGCCCCGGAAGCGGTAAGCGATGCGAAAGTAGATAGCACTTCTCAAGACATTATCGACTTTGTAGAATTTGCTACAGAGAATCCAAACGCTAAGTTTAAGTTTATGCGTAATGGTAAAGAGATGATTATTGATGCTAAACAGGCACAGGCTATTTTAGGCCAAGGTGGAGCAATACACGAAGATGCCCGACAGTTAAAGATTGAAAGGGCAGAGTTCGAGGAGTTTGTTAAAGAACAACAGAGTCAGCAAGCAGGTTTAACACTTGCTATGGAGTTTGTCGTTCAGCCACAACTACAAGCAGCATATGATGAGATTCGAAAGATTCAGAGTTATAATGCTACATTCGCACAGCAATATCAGCAGACTAATGATCCTGCTGAACACGCAAGGATAGAATCATCTATCAAACAGAATGAAGCATATATTCAGAGTCAGTATGATACAGTTCGTAAGTTAAAGCCAAATATCGAATATTTCCAGCAAGTGCGTAAGCAACAAGTTGGAGAGATACTCGATAAAAGTAGAAAGGCTTTTAACGATAAAGAATTAAAAAACGATTATGTATATAATGAACTTCGTGATAAGGTTGCTAAAGGTTGGAGCGGTGCTAATGGACAGATTGTCCCGGGCATTAACAACATAGATTTAATATCAAGCGATGAGCATATATTATCTCTATTGCGTGACGGATTAAAATACCGTGAGCGTCCTCAGGTTAAGTCGGCAGGAAGCAGCATTGCTGCCCTTACGGGTAATCGAAGCGGAATCGCTAACTCTAAATCAGCCAATCAGGCTAATATGGACAATCTTCAGGAAAAAGCCAGGCAGGGTGATAAGAAAGCCCAGGATAATCTTCTACTCGCAAAGTTAAATGCGATGCGAGGACGCAGATAAAAATATTGACATAACATAAAGGAAAAACACAATGTCACAGATTACAACATCCGCTATTGGCAACGGAACTACAGCATACGCTTCAGATATCGTTGTTAAGGATTTAGACTTAGACGTAAGCAACAGAGTAAAAGATGATACACCCGTTCTAAATATGGCTATGAGCAAGAAGCGTAAGGTCGTTTCTACTCTTCCACTATGGACTAACGACGTATATCGTGTTCCTGCTGTTCAGGCAAATAAAGAAGGAATGGCTGTCACCTCAAGTATGGCTGAAAGCAACCAGAGAGCAAATCTTGGCAACTACACACAGATCTTCAGCACAGTTATTAGTGCTACAGGTTCTGCTCGTGCTGTTGAACAGAGCGGTGGTGACCCACAGGCTTACCAGGAAGTGAAGCAACTTATCGAACTAATGTTCGACGTTGAAGCACAGATTGTTCGCAACGACCAGATTGGAACTAAGTATGGTGGGCAGTCAGGAAGTGCTGGTAGCATTTCTGGAGACACACAGATTGGTCGTAGAATGGGTTCTCTAAACTCATTTGCTGGCACACACTCATATAACTCAGCAACTGGCAATGTTAGAACATTTACTACATATATCAACAATGAAACAACTGATAGCCCAAGCAACATTGCTAACATTGTTGTAGGTGGAACAGGTGGAGCATATCTTGGTTCTGTGTATTACAGTGGTTCTGATGAAGCAAACAGTCAGTTCTATCCAGCAATCTACAAGCAGTTAGTCACTGCTGCTGAACAGCGTTTTAACGCAAAAATCCGCACTGTAGTTGCTCCAACAAGCCTACGCACTCATCTTAGTGATACTTTCCCAACATCACGCAGTATCAACCGTGTGAATAGTGAGAAGGGTGACACTATTATGACTTATGAAGGCGACTTTAACTACACTTATGAAATCTTCGATAGTTGGATTATGGATCAGGTAGGCGTAAGCAACCAGATTTACTTCCTAAATGAAGAAGTTCTACAGTGGGGTTCATTGCGTGACCTTGGTCCAAATAATGAAATCTTCAGTAATGCTGACGCATCACTTGATCAGTTCATTATGGAAGGAACACTTATCGTTCGTAATCCAGCAGGTGTTGCTGTTCTACACGATATCAGTAATACTGCTACTGCTCCAACACTAAACAGCCAGGGTGCTGGTCCGCTTCGTGCGGCATCAACTGTGGTTCGTCTAACAAACTGGGGTGGATCAACATTCTAATAGTGGAAACATTATTAGCAAACTATGGGGGCAGCAGCAATGCTGCCCTCTCTTTGTATAAATAAATATATCGAACAGGCAGGAAAGAAATGAACTATAACAACTTTAGTATGAATGACCCCAACGCAAGTTATATTGGTGATGATGATCCAGAACTTGATCTAAATATGTTGCGTCAAGATGCGGGCGGTGTTATTACTAATCATAATGGATTAGCAGATAGATTGTTATCTAAAAATAATGAACTTTATAATAACCTAAAAGGTGATTGGACACGCACTGCTTGGAATAAAGGCAATAATATTTTAACTACAACCGGTCGTGAAGGTAATCAGTTTTATATTCGCCGTGAGCAAATGAACACAGAGATTATTGCTGATCGTTGTAAGCGTTATAGAGCAGCAGCAGAGTTGGGTATTCCTGATCCACTTGCTCCTATTGATGATAGTGGTAAGTTATCATATAGATGGATGGATTTACCCGATGTTATTGCTATCAGAATAAGCGATACATACTTTGGCGGAATGCCTTGGGCTGCTATTAAGCGTGATAGAACATTAAAAGCACAATTCTATAAAGTTGTTGAAAGAGAATATAATCAATATGTATGTTATCCTAAAGGCAAGTTGCCTATACCTGTTGATGTTCCATATCCAACACCTATTGGCAGTAAAAAATATATAGGAGGCGGTCTCTAATGAGTTATCAGATTACGGATGCTAACGCATTAGTATCATTTATACAAGATTTTACAGGTAGTAGCAATACAAGCGAAATACAAGAATGTATTTTACTTGCTGAACTTATGATGCGTAATATAGAACTTCCTATTATGCGTAGTGATCCTTATAATGCTGCGTTTATTGGCACTGCTGATTCACTTGGTCGTATTGCTATTCCTGGCGATATGTTAAAACCAATCATATTTTTTAAGCAAGGTGGAACAGTTCCAGCAAGTAGTTTAGGTCCGTGGATTGTTTATGATCGTATTGGTGATAGAGATATTATTACTGAAGGATTGATTGAATCAATGTATCTAAAACCAATAAACATTCCAAGTGTTTATCGTGGTAAGTTTAGTGAAGTTGGACAATATTATCAGTTTCTTCCGGCATTAGCAACTGGTGATCAAGTTAATATGTATTATTATCGTAGTTGGCCTAATCTGTTTAGCGTTGATAGTAATAATGCTACCGTATTAAACAACGGTATCCTACAAGCATTTCCAGAAGGATATGTTTATGGCACACTTCATAACTATTATATTAAAAGACATAGTGAAGTAGATGCTCAAACATATGGAATGAAGTTTGCTGATTCTGTTAAGATTATTGCTGATCAAAATAATAAAGGTAAATGGAGTGGCGGTCATAATAGAATGACAAGTATATTCCAACCACGCAAAGATAGACGCTACACAGCAAAGTAAGGATAGATAGATGCCATCATTATATGGAAACAGTAATGTATATGTTGTTGCTGGAAATACAATCAGTTTATATGGAACAAATACAACCAATGTAGTTGTTAGTAATGTATCATCTACTCAAACAACTGGATTGTATAGCGGTTCCTATAGCCCACTGCCAACTTCAGCACAGACTATATTCAGTTATCTAAGTAATAGTGGCAATGTTATATTTGCTTTAACAAGCGGCAATACTTTAATATCTGCTAATAGCACTTTTTTTTACGGTAATGCTAATGTAGAAGCATATCTTCCATCAAGTTTTACTATTAGTGCTATAAACAGCAGTATTAATGCTATCAATAGTAATATTACTCTTATAAACAGTAATGCTGCGGTATTAAAAGCAAGAGTTGATGGTAATGATGTAAGCATTGCTAACTTATTTGCTAATGCTTCATCTCAACAAGCACAGATTGCTAATCTACAAGCAGCATCAACTTATAGTAATACTAATGTTGCTGCGTTTTTAACAACTTATAGCGGTAATGTTAATGCTGCTTATTACTTTGGCAACGGTTTTAACTTATCATTACCTGTTCAATCAGGAACATATAGCAATACTAATGTAGCAGCATACTTAACTGCTAATCCTCAAAGTGGAACATATAGCAATACTAATGTAGCGGCATACTTAGTTGTTAATCCGCAATCAGGCACTTATACTAATGCTAATGTTGGAACATATCTTACTGTTTATAACGGTAATGTCAATGCTAACTATTATTTCGGTAATGGATATAACTTATCATTACCTGTTCAGAGTGGAACATATACTAATAGCAATGTATCGGCATATTTAACTGCTAATCCACAATCAGGAACATATAGCAATACAAATGTTGCTGCTTATCTTGTTGTCAATCCACAATCAGGAACATATAGCAATACAAATGTAGCGGCATATTTGGTTATCAATCCTCAAAGTGGCACTTATAGTAATAGCAATGTAGCAAGTTATCTTCCATCATATACTGGCAACATAACAGCAAATATTATAGTAGCCAATAATATGATTGAAAATGTATCAACATATACAAGTTCATCATCTAATATTAGTTTAACAGCAACATCACCTGGCAGTATAATAATAAATGGTGTATCAACAACACAGAATATATTTTTACCTGATGCTACAACATTGACTTCAGG